TCAGCCCGGACAGGCTGGCCCTGAGGGCCCCCAGGGTCCACAGCCCCAAGAGCCTCCGGACCCTCCGTCCATAGGTAACCTTACCAAGCGGCTCAGGGAAATGAATCAGGCTCGCAGGGACATCGAAGAGACCTTCAATAAGGAAGTCGAAATGATAGCCCGCGTCGAAATGAAGAAGCTTGAGAACATAATCGAAGACCAACTGGACGCCGGTGACTGGGGACCAGCGCTCTCTGAGTTCGTTGAGGACTTTACGATCTACCCCGCAGCATTCATGAAGGGCCCCATTATCAACATAAACCAGGGCCTGACCTACGACAAAGGTGCTCCGGTGCAGACCAGTACCATAGCGTACATGAACAAGAGGGTATCGCCACTGGACATATACCCAAGCGCTAACGCTACAAGGATAACCGATGGTAACTTAATAGAACATATACGCTTCGAGCGCCATGAGATCGCAAACCTCAAGGGTCTCGAAGGCTACAATGACGAAGCGATCGACGAAGTACTAGAGACATACAAAGGACCTGACTTCACCCATTGGCTCTGGACCGACATCGAGTCCGACAAAGCCTACGCTGAGAAGAGGGGCAACGAGTTCCAAGCGAACCAGAACATAATCCATGGCCTCCATTTCTTCGGTAAGGCACCTGTGTCCCTATTGCGGGACTGGGGCCTGACGGACGCTGAGCTCTCTGATCCAGAGGGACAAGTGTACGCTGAGACCGACGAGCTGGACGTGGAAGCACTCATGGTGGACTCAAGTGTGATCAAAGCCGTGGTCAATAAGGACCCCCTGCTACGCAGGCCCTACTACAAGGCAGCGTTCCAGAATCGACCTGGTTCGTTCTGGGGCCGTAGTTTACCGAACCTGATGCGGGACATCCAGCGCATGTGCAACGCAACGGCCCGCGCCCTTGCGAACAACATGGGCCTCGCTTCGGGACCACAGGTCGAAGTGTACGTGGACAGACTAGCTGACGATGGTGACATAGACGACATCACGCCCATGAAGATCTGGCAGCTAACGTCTGACCCAACTGGTGGAGGTGGCCGTGCAATCCAATTCACTCAGCCCAGCAGTAATGCCGGAGAGTTGCTTGCAGTGTACAAGGAGTTCGAGCTGCGAGCCGATGACGCAACTGGTATCCCACGGTATGCTTATGGAAACGAGCGAACCGGAGGAGCAGCTCAGACTGCTTCGGGACTCTCTATGTTACTTGAAAGCGCTTCGAAAGGAATTAAAGACGCAATTAGGCACATCGACGACGGTCTCATTAAGCCACGAATAGAGTACCAATTCTATTGGATGCTCAAGAACGACCCGACCATTGGGTACTCAGGAGACATAGAGGTCGTACCCATGGGCAGCGCAGCGCTAACTATGAAGGCCGCAGAGCAGGCCAAGCGCCTTGAGCTGATGCAGGCCCTCTCAGGTAACCCAGCAGTACTGGAGGTCGTAGGCCCTGAGGCTATGGCCCAGATATTTAAGGTCCTCTTTGAGGACGCTAACATGCCTGAGATCATAATGCCTAGCGGACTTGAGATCAGGCAGAAGATGGCAGACAAGGACAAGCAGCAAGGCGAGATAGCCAAGATGCAGACCGACGCTCAGAACCGCAAGACCGAAGCGGGGCTCAAGGCCACAGAGCTCCAGATCAACGGACAGAAGGAAATGCATAAGGGCTCCATGGATCTGAAGGAGAAGGAACTTGCCCTGAAGCGTGAGGACTCTATGGCCAAGAGCCGCGGCAAGGCTCAGGAGTTAGACTCCCGCGAACGCCAGACCGCACAACGTGCCCTGGCTGACGCAGAGCGTGCCAAAGCTGACAGGGACTTCAATGACCTACAGGACCGCAGAGACAAAGCGTTCCAGCTCACGGATACCGTGGACCAAGGGAACGAAGCACCCTCTGACGTAGCAAGAGATCGAATGGGATACTAATGATGCCCAAGAACATACGAATCATAAGCGTCAAAGGCGCTGTTGAAACAAAGCTTAAGGCCCAGAGCGCCAATGACGTTCTGGACGAATGGATCGAACTGAGCATAGAGGACCTGGAGCATCGCATCAGGTACTCAAAGGAGGAGACTCAGGTACTTCAGGGCGCATTGCGTGCCCTGGATGACCTGCAAGAAGTACTCAAGAAAACCTGAGTCTCATACGAATCACCCGAGTCGCCAAGCGTCTTGGGTCTCGTAATGAATCACTAAAGGAGCATGAGAGATGGACCCATTAGAAAAACTGAAGCAAGAAGAAGCCGAACTTGAAGCCCAGATGCTTGGTAACCCTACTGAACCTCAGCAACCTGAGGAACCAGAAGCTACCACTGTGGACGATGGACTTGAGAGGACCGAAGAGGAAGCCGCTGCTGACGAGTACATGATGGACACCATTACCGGTGACCAACCTGAACATCAGCAACCCGAGTATCCCGAGGACCTTGAAGAGCCAGAGGACCCACAGCCCCAGAAGCCGAAGCGTACTAACTGGAAGAAGCGTTTCACGAACTACAAAGCAAGTACAGACGCCACAATCAACGGACTCCGAAGAGATCTAATTGATATGCAGAGCGCCAATGCTGCTATAGCTCGTGAGTTACAGCAACTCCAGGTAGCATCGAGCCAGCGGGAGGTACAAGGTGATATGTTTGAAGGTGCCTTTACCCAAGAGGACGAGGACACCTTCGGGACTGAGGGACTTGACGTTGTCAAGAAGGCTGCAAGAGTAGCCATCGATCGACAGGTGAAACCCTTAGAGGCGGAGCTACAGAAGCAAAAGGAAGCAAGAGTACAAGACCTATCACGAGCCGCAGCGTCGCAGAAGCGCGCTGAGTACAACGAGTTCTTAGGTCGCCTGGAAACTCTGGTTCCTGAGTATGCTGAGCTCAATAAAGACAAAGGCTTCCTTCAGTGGCTCTCTGGGGCGGACCAATACTCCGGATACCGACGGGCTGACCTCTTCCGTAAGGCCGAGGCATCAAGGGACGTGGCACGTGTGGCTGACTTCTTCGTGGAGTACCGTAGCACACAGGCACCACAGCAACCCGAGATACCAAAGGACGTACAGAGGCAGGTGACCCCCGTAGGCAGAGGAGGTGGCGGTGCGCAACAACGACAGAAACCAAAGGACCCCGGTATGTACCGGCAGTCCGACATCGATAAGTTCTATAGCGACGTCATGAAAGGCCTTTACAAGGACCAAGCAGGCGTCATAGCAGCCACTGAGGCAGCGATAGAACAAGCTTACGTGGAGAACCGCGTAATCAAGAACCAATAGGAACCTTTGGCCCAATAAGCCAAGGGCCCATATATCATGGCATTAACTCATACTCCAAGTACTCCTGCAATTGCAACTGTAGGAGCAGTAAGACCCCCGAGCACTGATCTCGCTAACCCGCGTTCTGACTATAGTGCTGCTGGAGACGTAAACTTTGTACCGATTATCTACACTAAGAAGGTACTGAGGAACTTCTACGAATCTTCTGTATTCAGTCAGATCTGTAACACTGATTACGAGGGAGAGATCAAGGCCCAGGGCGATAAGGTCGTTATCCGTAAGACACCGGATATCACTGTATCACCTTATGCCGTTGGTACCCAGATCAGCTACGAAGTGCCTGCCAAGAACTCAACTGAGTTGATGGTAGACCTGGGTATGTACGCCGCGTTCCAGATCGACGACGTTGACAAAGCGCAGAGCGATCTGCCCCTGATCAATATGTTCGCTAAGGACGCAGGCGAACGCATCCGCATCGAGACCGATCGTGAAGTACTCGCGTTCATGTCCGACGGTGCTGCTGCAACGAACAAAGGTGCTACTGCTGGGGCTATCTCTGGCAATATCAACCTGGGCATCACCACTGCCCCGGTGGCAATAAGCGCCACCAACGCAACTGAGTTCATTGTGTTACTGAACCAGGTGCTTGACGAAGCCAACATCCCCATGGAGGGACGCTGTTGGCATGGTCGACAGAATGAAGGTATACCAGAACAACAACCTGCCCGCAGGCGTTGCTGGTGGCCTGGCTGCTGGTGAGACCGCGATAATCGCTGGTACCAACGAAGGCCCGACCTTCGCAGCCAATATCACCAAGACCGACACCGTGAAGATCCCGGATTCGTTTGGTGAGTACTGGAGAACTCTCTTCGTCTACGGACGTTCAGTAGTTCAACCGACTGCCCTCGTCAACGCTATCGTTGCCGTGTAAGCAGCATATAGCCCTGGGTCGCTTAGGTGGCCCAGGGCCTTTCTTTATTCCTAAGGAGGAACTATGGCAGTTCTAACAAATGAAGACGTAAGGTGGTACGTAGCCACCCGTAAGGACACTGGCGCACATACGGTTCGCAACGAGAAGTACATGGAGACCTACGAACGTGAGTACGAGCGCATCAGAGAGTTCGATACGGTCGAGGAAGCAGTGGAAGCAAGGGACATCCGACAGGCGGCTGACGAGTCCATAGCGGCTCCCAAGGTCGATAAGTCCATTAAGGCCGCTAAGATCCGAGGTGACATTAAGTCAGGGTCCAGAGAGGACGAGGAGCTCAGAGCCAAGATCATAGCGGAACACAAGGCCGAGGAAGCAAAGGTCGCTAAGCCTCCTTCGAGCCGAGGAGCTAAGATGGGCGCTGAGACCGCCAAGCGTACCGCAGCCACTAAGGCTGGGGTATCTAAGCCAACTAAAGCTAAACTGGAGTAGACCATGAACTATCTGGCCATATGCCAACGTGTACACGAGATCGCAGGTTTCCAAGGTAACTTTCCGGACGTCAATACCGCGGGTTACCAAGCGGTCATCACTCAGTCTGTTAAGGACGCCTATGAGGACATACAGCGCTATAGGCCAGAGTGGAACTACTTGAAGGCCCGCAGGAACATTAACGTATCTGATGCTGCTGATGTCTACAGTCTCACAGACCTTTGGGGAGGCTTAGTAGCATCAGATCTTGCGGACTATAGGCACATCAATTGGTTTAACCCTGATACCGACAGAAGCATGAGGCTAATAGAAGTCGACTACGACTCCTTCGTGCTTATGCAATTCAGTGAGCCCCATGAACCAAGGCTGTACTCAGTGCGGCCCTGGGACAAGGCGCTGCTGATATCCCCTGTGGACCAAGTATATACACTGGACCTACATTACACTAAGACGCTACACGAACTTGTGAACAACACTGACGAGCCCTTGATACCAAGTAGGCATCATCAGCTCATAGTCTACGGAGCCCTAATGAAGGTCTCCACATTCGTTGGTAATCCCACGCTCTTTGATACCTACAGCATGAAGTACGCTGAGGAAATGGGTCAACTAATGCGTGAGTCAAACCCAGCGAAAGCCGTACGTAAACGACCGGTGGCATAATGAGAGTACCCAAGCCTCGTAGGCTGCAAAGGCGCACTAAGACCATAATCATGACCGGTGGTCTCAATGAGATCGTCACGTCCCTGGAACTCAAGGAAGGCGAACTGCACCAGTGCCTTAACTACATGGAGCTCGACTCCCCGTACCATGGGTACGCTTCCGTACAAGGGTATGAGGTCTTCGATGGCAAGACGCCACCTTCGGACGTGGGCGCACTGGCGATCTCGGACGAAGGTAACGACGAGTACTGTGTGCTATTGCTTGAGGGCCCCAGTGGTCCCACGAATGACCTTAGTCCCAGTGACCACTTCATAGAGAACGTAACGAACGTCCAGAACCAAACGCTCTTCACTCAGTTCGAGGGAGGAGCTTTCGTGTTCTCTGGACCTGGATCTGGGGACCACCTTCAGGTCTACCCGAACACAGGTGGTAGCTTCAGCTCAGCATTTGACGAGTCCTTCGATCGCGTGGAGCTTGGCCCAAGTCCTACGCTCGAAGGGGACTTTACGATCGATATGTTCATTAGGCCTAACACAAGGCCCACGGTACAGGTGATCTTCGAGAAGCCAGGGTGCTATAAGTGTTCCATAGACGAACAAGGATACATTAAGTTTGAGACCTCAAGCACCTCAAGCTCTGCATACGATGCGTCCATAGAGATGGTCGCTGACCCACTTAGTACTTTTGTGTTCACTCATGTCTCGATAACGTCCCGTAATAAAGTGCTACGAATGGCAATCGATGGTATACCAATAACCGACGGATTCGGAGAGATCGCAGAGACCCCATACCCTGGTATCTTTAGCTCAGGGGCTAAGGTCTGGATAGGCTCTGATTACCAAGAGACCCTGCCCTTCAGTGGCTACATAGACGAGATACGCTTCTCCTTGGTATCACGATGGTATCATGCATTCAACGTGCCCACGTTACGCTATAGTCACCCAGACTACTCAGAGCTCAACTGGTACGACAAGGACCGCGAGGACCAAAGAGAGACTATAACCGAGGTCCCAGGCTCCGGCCCTGTACGAGGGGTCCATATCTACAAAGGCGAAGTCTACGCCCTACGTGACACAGCGCTTGGAGATGCCGCGGCTATCTACAGAGCAAAGCGTGTCCTGAATCCCAATGGCACCATAGACGACACCCTTAGCGGCTGGGAGCTCATAGACGATAGGCTTAACCCTGGAGGACGGCTGGACGCAGAGAACTGGAGGTTCTCTGGCTCGTTCGGTGACCAACAAGTCATGTGTATCGTTGACGGCGTATCGGTCCCAAGGATATATGATAAGGCCGTTGAGGTGATGTACGAGTTCGATAACGCAGAGTCAGTGGACATACCCGACAGGGACCCTGTGAACCCAAGGTACGCACACGTCGTTAGTGTCTTCGATAACCGTCTGGTCCTTGGCTACAGAGAGAACGACTTGATCCTTAGTTCAAAGACCGACCCAAGAGATTACACAGGTGGCTACGGTGACCAGCTCCTCATAGGCGACGAGATCACAAACTTCCAAGAGCTACCAGGTGATACCCTGGGTGTGTTCTGCCGCAACAGTGTCAAGGTCCTTAAGAAGCTTCAGGTCCCATCGTCCAATGCTGCTGCACCAGACTTCACATTTAGCATCGAACAGTTCTCTCGTGAAGCCGGAGCAATCGCATGGACCGCAGAGCGTGTGCTCGACAAGATACTATACGCAGACGATAGAGGCATAGTGGACTTCGCAGCGGTCGATAAGTTTGGCGACTTCTCAGCTACGGCCCTTAGCAAGAAGCTCAACAGAATCTTCCTGGCCAAGAAACCACGGATCACCACATCCATAGTGGACAAAGAGCTCAACCAGTATCGATTGTTCTTCAATGACTCCACAAGTATCTGGTTCACGTTCTATGAGGACAAACTAAGGGCGGTACCTACGTGGCGTACAACACCCCTGTGCTTACTACAGCAGAGGGCGAGGACCTCGATGGGTTCCTTTGGAAGTTCTTCACGTCCGATGACGGCTATGTGTACCAAATGGACAAGGGTACAAGCTTCAACGGCGACGAGATAGGCACTGAGCTATTCACAGCGTTCTATCATTACAATAGCCCAAGGAACTGGAAGCAGTTCATAAGAATGATCTTTGAGATCACCGCAGCCCGTGGACAGCAGTTCGCGGTTAGGCCGGTGTTCGACTATGACTCAAGTGACTTCCCTGAGACTAACTGGTGGGACCCGATACTCAAGGGCTTCTCTGGTGTCTGGGGCATTGACGAGTGGGGCTTCTTCGTATGGGGTGGCGCAGAGATCCAAAGGGCTATACATTACACAAGAGGCATGGGCACGAATATGAGCATCGAGATGCGTACGCTGAGCAAGTTCAATAGCCAGCATATTATACACAACTGCATCGTTGACTACGAGCAGTACGACAAACAGGAGTAATCAATGGCAACTAATAGGTACTTCGATAACGTAGGACTAAGCGTAGTCGACGGCTCAGTAGCAAAGGCATCGCAGCTTAACGCCATCGTAGGCGAGACAAACAAAGCCTTCGACCTCATAGAATCAGAGCTGAACAATATTAACGTAGGGTTCCTCTTGTCCTTCCAGTGGGCCCAGAATCCACAGGGCGACGAGATCGACCCAGTGAACTACCCTGATAAGTACAGCTCCTACGCCTATGCAATTGAAGCAAAAGGCTGGGCAGTAGGACCCTCAGGGGTAGCCACAGAAGCCGA